CTATTAAGGCAGTTTGGAGGTGAGTAACTTTAATTCAAAATTATTGATACCGAAATCTAAACCCTTTCGTATGTTCTCTCACTCCTTTACAAACTTGACAAATTGATGATTTTGTAAGATTATTCTCTTTTGCCCATTCTGCTATGTTAAAAACAACTTGTTCAGATCCATCAGGATAGGTAACAACATATTTTTTTGCTCTATTTGTATTACCATATGGTCTGTGTGGATTTACATTCGCTTCCGTTCTTTTTTTGACTAAATCTTCTGGTTGTTTTCTTCCACGAAGTTGTGATGCTATTTTTTCTGTATGTTCTGGTGTTCTTGGTGGTTTTGGTTTTCTTAGTTTTTCTTTTGCTTCTTCACTCAACTTCCAGGTGTTACCTTTTTGTGATGGTGGTTTATTTCCACCTTCAATCATATTGTATTCTGCATTATACTTTTTTATAAACTCATCTTCTCTTTGTAGAGCATCATCGCCTTGATATATTTGCTCTACAATAAAGTTTTCTGGTCCGTATTTTCTAATAGCATTATAAAGTTTTTGGTTCTTATCAGCATACTTAGAGCATCTAATGTGCTCTTTATATCTTTTTTCTATAGTCGTTGATGTAAAACCAACATAACACTTATTGTTAGTAGTATTTGTTATTTTGTAAAGAAACATTAGCATAAATCAGTATCACTATTATTTATGCTAACTTCACTCTACTTAACCCAGTTTTTTTCAATCGTAAAGTTGGCGTGAGAGAATACTTCACGGTCAATTACTTTGAAGATGCCATAATCATTGTGGATGACATAACCTTCGTGGAAACTTGACACTCCCCAGAGTTCACATTCAATCTCATCCTCTTCATGAATAAACATGAACAAATCATCCTTGATAGTCTTCACCAATTTCCACAAACGGATGAGGTTCTTATCACAATCACATTTTTCTGCAATTTCATCTTCATCAACGACTCTTTCCTCACGGATGCAGGCATTTATCTCTTTTTTGATTTGTGATGCCTTGCGGTCACTCACAAACTCACATAAAGTGCTCATTTGCTTGGCAAACTTACACACATCCTCCAAATCTTCACGATAAGGATTCAGGGACACTGCAGGTTGCACAAACAAGCATTTCTTAGTGCTTGCAAACTTGCTGGTGATAGGGTGTGCTACCATTTCAGGTAGACGCTCACCAGTGTAGTAAGTGTGAGGACAAATGATAATCTCCTGACGCACAATCTCAGGGAAGCGATAGGTAATCGTATTGGGTTTGAATGTATCAAGACCCTTTCCGAAACCAATCCAATCCCCCTGATACACATTGTTAGTGCGGGGCAGGAAATCCAGGCAGAAGGTAAGGATTTGAGTTACACTTGGTTGATGTCCAAAGTGTGCAAAAATGTCATCCTGGTTGTAGCAAAGACGAATCTTTTGCTTGTTAAATGCTGCTTTCGTGCAGACAAAAAACTTACCATTCTCAGGATTTGTGCCCCATACAATAGCAGGAGCACCATCCATCTTGACACTGATAGTAGAATCAGCACTGAACCAATCGAGCACCGAAAGATCACCATTAAGGATGACATCTTCGGGGTGTTCGAGGTGCTTGTTTTGCATTGGTTGCTTGCTCATACTACTAGGACACTTTGGAGGTGAGTAACTTTAATTCGTCAAACTTGCACCAGTTTAGCAAGACGATTGCGAATATCAAAAAGTTCCATCTCGTCCATATCTACGTCATCAAGACCAACAGGAGCAAACTCCTCTAGATTTACACTACCATCATGCATAATGGGAGCATAATACAACTCATCTCCGTCTTCTTGCGAGAGAGTGTAGACGCAACCGTGACCAGGAACAGTGAGAAAAATCATTGGAGTTTCAAGAACAAGAGTACAATAAAGGAGCACAAGCATAAAGACAAGTGCTCCTGTGACAGTTTATCAGGCAGCGATGCGCTTTTTGGTTTTGGTAACAATAGCAGATACAACTTGAGGTTGCTCCACTACATCAGCAGGAGAAAGTTGTGCTTTGCCAAACTCAATCAGTGTATCAACAAACTTCAGAAACTGAAGAGTTGCAACACGAACTTTCTCACGTCCATTATTCTCATTGAAAGAACGAATGAGGAATTGAGTCACACCAACAAAAATTGCACTGATGGTAGCAATGTTCTTGACGAGAGTATCAACGAATGTCCAGTAAAAAGTCATGGTTTGTGTTAGAAAATTTTGTGAGGAGCGACTCCCCATACTACTAGGACACTTTGGAGGTGAGTAACTTTAATTGATAGGAAGTTTTGCTACACTCTTACCTTTCTTGTGGTCTGTGATGAACTTTCGCGCTGAAGATTCAGTCCTGCAGACTTTATCAAGTTGCTGTCCATTGTGGATGATGAGATACTGCTTTCCATAAGGAATTGCAGCATATTCATCACGAAACATTGTAAATCCTTCTTTCATACCAGAAACCTCTTTTCATACTCCAGCAAATCAGAAGGTGCAGGAATGATATTGTCATCATATTCTACAGCATTCTTCCAAAATGCACCATTCCTTTGATACAGTTTGATGCCAAGATGTTGGTACTTCAGATTAGTTGGAACATATACTTTGTAGTCGATACCATCATTCTCAGTCAACATACTCAACCGCTTATTCTCATCTTTGGTGACTGTAATTGTGGAGCAAGACAACCAAAACAGATTCTCAAATACATCATAATCTGACAGGTATTTGTCTGGGTTGTCCATAATCATTCGACCGATGAATTGTGGAGACAAGCAGTGATCGTGAGTGCGCTCTTTTGGATTATTCTTTGCTTCCTCACTTATCAATCCAAGGTGATTAACTTGCGCACAATCAAAGACACAAATATAGTAAATGCGTGTGATGGGTCGAAAGAAATCAGGGTCGCCCCAGTTGTCTACATTAGCATTCAGTGAGTTGAATGTTGCCTGACAGTAAGATTTCCAGTTCTTGGGGTTCATTTTAGAAAAAATCTGTGTTTTTGATGCGGTGAATGGGTTCTAGGTCGGTTGCAGCGAAATTGCAGAAAAATCGGGGTTTTTGCCCCTACCCCTGGTGTGGGCGTTACCGCCGCACCACACTGATAGCGGGTTCGCCCTTCTCAAAGATAGTGTCAACCACAGACTGCACAGCGCGAGCGGTAGCAATGCCAACCTTACTGTAGACTGGGATGCACACAAGACCGAACGATTTGCTATACTGACTCAGGTTGCCAGGTTGGATACGTCCATCGCACAAACCTTTAGCGTCATCGTGATGCAGACGAATGCAACGTCCGATGGTCTGACTGATACCAATGAAGTCCATATTACGCAGGAACAGCACCGCTTCAAGACCGCTCACATTGATACCCTCAGCGAGGATACTGTGGTGCAGAACAACGAACTTCTTGTCGTTATCCTTACCCCAGGCAGATAGCGTGTCGAAGAATACTTCGCGGTTCACTTTCTTGCCGTCGATAACAGCACCAGTCTTGGCAGTGATATACATCCAAGAGAAACCGCGTTGCTCTAGTTCAAAGCAGAAATCAGTTTCTGACACCAGGGACACGATTTGCTTGGTTGCCTTAGCACAAATCAGAATCTTGCCGACTTGATTCTCGTCAATCGTTTCCAGCAGATTCTCAGCATCGCGGTCGAAGTTGGTCTGCTTGCCAGTCACCATAGCAAGTTGCTTGACGATAACTTTAGGAGGCACAATGTAACCACCCTCAACCAACTCAGGAGCAGGAACTTTACAGATTACCTGACCATAAACTGCAGCATCATTCATCCCAGGTTTACCAACTGCCACAGAATGTTTAGGAGTTGCAGTGAAAAAGTACGCCCGACGCGCATTAGCAGCAAAGTGCTCAGTTGCGGGGAAAAAGTGACGCTGAACGCTGTTATGTGCCTCATCAAAGTAGATAGTATCCACATCAACTTCTGCCACTTGCAGACGCGACAGAGAGTTGTAGGTGGTTACAATCAGGCGATGATTGTCAGCGTTGGCATCAACCCAGTTACGAATCTCACGGGGACGAGTAGAAGATTCGTGGTGCGTTTCGCCACTGTGAACGTGAAGAACTTCAGCGTTGGTGATAAACTCCAGGAACTCGCTAGAGAGTTGCTCAGCAAGCAAGATGCGAGGAGCAACAACAACAATGGTCTGGGGAGTTTCAGACTGCAACTCGCGCAGACAATCATAGATCATCTTCAGAGTCTTACCG